TATGAAGGCTATAGACTTTGTTGCCCAATTGATAACAGGTCTACCCTTTTTTGAAAACTCAAGAGCAGCTCATCTAATTCATCAGAAATGGAAAACCCTAGTTGATCTAACTACGGGTAAAGATGCCTCTAAACTAAAAACCGACCGAGATTTTTGTTTGAAGGTAATCAAATCATTTGATGAATTGGAAGCTGCTACTAAGTTACCAGGATATTCTAAAATTACAGAGACTAAGCAAGCTGCAATTACTAATCTTAGATTCCGAGTCCTAGACGATGTTCGAACCGCTTATGTCACTTTGTCCAACAAGCATGGACGACAGGAGCCGGTTTGGGTGTATGTTGAAGGACCACCGAAGCAAGGAAAGTCTTTGTTTATGAAGTCTTTAATTATGGGTGTCAGGCGAAAGCTTGGTTTACCTAAAATTGACATGACTCAGGTTTACCCTAGATCTACTACAGATAAATTTTGGTCAAATTATTCAGGACAATGGGTCACCATGATTGATGATCTATTCCAGAGTAAAGATACAGAAATTCGTGGACGTGAAGCATACGACATGATCAGGCTAGTCAACACTGTGCCCTACCCAGTTGACATGCCTGATGTTGGATCAAAAGGAATTACTTTTTTCACATCACCACTTATTATGACCACTACTAATGTTATTAATGACAATGTTGTTAATTTAGGCTTGCATGATACTAAAGCTCTTTGGAGGCGTAGAACTTTACACGTTTCCTTAAGACTTAAGACCACAGCAAGTAATATTAACATTTCTGCATTAAATAAAGATCAGTTTCAGAATGATTACGACGTGGAAATTCTTACACCAGGAGCTAATCCAGGTATGTTTGTTCGTGAGTTAGTGACCCCGATAGAACTCATAAACAGAATAGCAAAAGAATACACAATACGTCAAATTAATTTTGAAAAAGGAGAACCAATGACCGCAATATCTGATGAAGATTGGGATGCTTTTTTCCCAAAACCACCGTCATCACCTTTGTTGTCGTCCAGTTCCTCGACATCTTCTTCAGATGACGATATGGACAATGATAATGATAATGACTCAGATAATAAACCAACTCCGGAAGTATCTCAGGAACAAGAAATGAGAGATTTAAAGAGAAGGAATAGGAAGCGAGTCAAGAAATTGAAGAAGGATATACGACGATTGGAAGAAGCTCATGAAAGAAGAGAAGAAGTACGCGAGTATGAGGGATCTCTTTTTCCACGACATGATCCATACGTTAATGAAGCGGCAGGAACGGGACTGCTTAGCGACCAAGACGTTATGGAATCACAAGATTTCGATCATCCTTTTGCAATAATGAGACATGATCCATCACAACCTTGTCAAAATCCTTCTTTATGTCAACATCGTGGCGTACTGTCACCATCATGGAATTTGTTTGTTTCAGCAATTCTAGATAGGCCGGTATGTTACTATGATGGACGCCATCGCTTTTGGGAGCGTGTGAATGCCAT